TCCAAACGCAGCACGTCATTAAAAGTAGACCTGTCAGGATTTTCTTTCAACAACTTTTTCAAAACACGCATCTGGTCCGTGACCTGCTTAGCGTACTCCCGCACACCATCGTTAGTGCCACGAAGAGGCAGGGCGCTCACCTCATCCAACCATTCGTCAATACGACCAATAGCCATCGAAATGCGGGTGTTCAACTGGTTTGCGTCGGCAGTAGCCCACGCCTTAGTTTGGCTTGCAGCCTCCACCTCATCCCACCGGGGGTTAACAAAATCTTCCTGCTGCTTCTTAACAGCAGCCTCAGCCTTAGCGACAGCGGCCTCGGCCTTCACTGCGTCAGTAGTGACGGCCTGCTTGTTCATCAACGCACGATCTTCCGACAGGTGACGGATAATCGAATCATGCTGTTCCAGCTCAGCTTTAGCCCCCGACCGTTCTCGTCGCAGCTCATTGTAATCGCCCTGCCGTTTAGTTAAACGGGTACGGGCATTCTGCAAATTCCGTTTATACTCCGGGCGGCGACCATCCAACTCGTTCAACCGTTTCGTGAGCTTCCGTTTCTCGCTCGCAGAAGCCGTCTTCAACTGGACACGCAAACCGTCAGCAGTAGCTTCCAAAGCCTCCAACTTTTGCTGTGCAGTAGCATGACGTTTAGTTAAAGACGCAACCGCCTTGCTCGCCTTAGCAAGCTTATCGGAGCTTGCTTTCACCTGAGCCGACAGATCCTTACGGGAAGCCTGCAAACTTTTACGGCCAACCTTCAAAGCAGCAGCACGCTGCCGGGCACCCTCAGCGATACCCTTCATAGCCTCATCGGCCTGCTCAGCAACAGCTTTCTCCACTTGACCGTTCTTCAACGCCAAACCCATGTCGTCAACCAGGCCAAGACTGTAGGCCCGGTCGCCCGTCATACCCTCACGCAAAAGAGCCTCCTGGCCCTCCCTGATGTATTCCTCCGTCAGAACCCGAACATCGGTTTCCAACAAGTCATAGTCGTAGTCGGTGTTCTTTCGCCAATTAGCGTTGATCTCATCAATCGAAAGGTTGCTGGTACGAGCATTCTGGAACGCTTCCCGTTTCGACGGGTCAAAACCCAACGCTTTCGACACAGCCTCGTCGCCACCCCTGGCGGCGTAACGAGCCTCTTTCGTGGCCCGGTGAGGGACATACCCTTGACGCATACCGAAACGAACCCCGGCAGCCTGCAACTCGTCACCAGATTTTTTCAAAAACTCTGCAATGGATTTCGCTCTCGCACCAAGATCGCCAACAAACTGTCCCGACTCAATCATTTGAGTGATGATCTTAGCGTCATCGGGGTCCAACTTTTTCAAAAGTTCGGCCCCGTCGTGCATAGCTTTCGTTGACCAAACGTTTGCGTCACCCGTAGCACGCCCCAAAACTGCCAGCCCACGGGCGGCAGTGGGGGCATCAGGCGACCCCTTTAGAATGGCGGTACGCATCCGGCTCTCAAACTCTGTATTGAAAAGCTTACGGGACTTCGTAGCCAGCCCCGTCTTAGCGTGCCATGCCTTAACGGCACCCTTCATGTTTTCCGACAGTTCCGCAGCACGACCCGTAAACTTGATGTTGGTTCTCGCATTAGCACCAACACCGACAGTGTACTGGAAGTTGTCCTGCATTCCCATCTTGGCAAGATCGTCGGCAGTGTAACCGCCACGCTTCATGCCTTTTCTGGTTAAAGCGCCACGACCATACTTCCCGACGTTAGTGGCAACGTTATCAATCGTTTCCTTACCGACGGCCTTAACAACAGCATCGTCACCAAGTTTTAAAGCGGCCCGCTGCGCCAGCACCTTGCGGGCAGCAGGCATTGCCACTGCCCTCGCCCCTGCCTTCGCCCCGCCCCTGGCGGCGGCGCTTATAACTCCGGCGGTGCCAAAAGTTGCGTAAGTGAGAGGGTCAGTAAAAATGTCACCGGCAATACCTAGCGGCGCACGCACCACACCCGGCAAACTGTCATCCCAGTCAAGCCGACCAAGAAAACCGTCCGTCATGCCACCTTCAGTGATCCCACCCCAGTCAAACGACGTGTCCCGCTCGCCAGTCCGTTTCCCCGTTTTAGGGTCCACGTCCCGCAAGCCACGCATCTGAAAATAGTTGGCGCCAGCAAAGTTCATGCCGGTTTCAGCAAGGTCACCGTACCATTTATCGTCCAACCCCCAGTCGTCAACCTTGCCAGCCACAAAGTCGCCAACTTCACCAGAAATACCCTGATATAGCTGTCTGCCCTGATCTATGGCTTTAAGAGGCGCCATAGATGCGCCAAGAACAAAATTGCCAATCGACCCGAGAGTTGAAGATCCCTCACCAGCAGGCTCTTGCGATTTCGAAATAGGCGCCTGCTGTATGGCCGCCCTGCGCTTCTCAGCAAGACCCCGGTAGTAAGCCATGTCGGAAGCATTCAGCCTCTTAGACGGCCCTCCAGGGGCGTTAGAGGACCGCCTGACGGCCGGTCCCCGACGCATACCTAATGTGGGGTCGCCTACGGCAGCCCACTTCTGTCCCGTCATTTGCGGGTTGTAGTTATCCCGCTCCTGGGCAATAGCTCTCAGATCGTCAAACAAAGCCATCTACTAAGCCCCTCCACGATAATAGGTGCCCATAAACTCGTCCATCATCGCATACCTTTGCTGCTGCTTAGACGGCAACTGGTTATTAGCCTTGTAGTCTCTCAACAATTCTTGATATACAGTATTCATGTATTCCTGGCTGGCCTTGTTTGTTTCATTCACCCTGCGGGTGTTTTGGCGTTGCCGGTCGGCCTGCCTGGCACGCCGGTCCTCGGCATAAGTCCGCTGCCCAGAATCCGGCAAATCAACATTCGGCCCCCGGTTCTTGACGGTGGGGGCACGGTTGCTGGCCGCAAGCTCCTGCATATGCCCGATATCGAAACCGACGGCACCGGAAGCGGGAGAAACAGGCGAAGGCCTGGCGGGCTGTCGCCCCGGGCCTTCCAAACTTTGCTCCTTCGGCTTCTCAGGCCAATCAAGAGCGTAATCGGTTTTAGCTCCCTTAAGTCCGTTCCGTTCCATGCTTGCAACGTCAATAGCGTAACGGGGGTTAATGTAATCGGCGTACTCGGCTAAAGCAGCTTCCCGCTCTTCTATCGAACGCCGCTCCTTTGCCCTTTCCATCAACAGCTTTTCACCGGTATCACCAAACTCAGTCATATCAAAGTTTGACGGCGGTACAGCAACAAAAGTGCCATCTGCTTCCTGCACGATGGCACCCGAGTCCACAAAAGATTTCCACTGATTATCTTCCGGGTTATCAGTCAGTTTCCCGTCAGCCTCATTAGCCATCTTGGCGGCTTCCTGTGCCTGGTACTGCGCCACAGTCACAGATGGTATCGGTTCATTTTGGTTGTTGAACTGCTGCAACCTGCCACCAGGATTCAGCATAGGCATATCCCAGCCCCGCTCCACAGCCTCCTGCTCAACCGCCATTTTAGCCTCGTCGAAACCCATACCCGAATCGACAAGTTCCGCCAGCAAATTGTACGCCTCACTATTACGATGAGCGTCCAAAACGTCAGACGTATAAGGCACCCAGTCAGCATCAGGACGTTCAATTTCCTGCGGCAAATTAGGAATATAATCCTCCAGATAAATGCCCCTCATCTTAAGGTAATCCCGAAGCTGGTCGTCCATGTCCTCCCGCTGCTCTAAAGCATCAGGATCAAACGTGAAATTGCCCATCCCAAACTCGTTGGCTCTCAAATCGTTTTGAGTCGGAAGCCCCTGCAACCAAGGATTACCTATTAGTGGATCTACCCATTCGTCAGACATTTTTCAAAAACTCCCTAAACTTGACCACGGGCAAGACCCGACTGAGCCAGCGAACCGGCCAAAGCAGTTTCAGACTGCTGATGCGCTTTCGCACGATCAGTAGCGATTTCACCAAGCAGCTTGTCTCTGCGGGCAGTCATGCCGGACGACACATCGCCCTGTAAACCGCCGACAAGCGCACCACGATCAGCAGCCGACGCATCAAAGATCGTCGCTGCCCGGGCGTTCCCCACACGAGAATTAGCAAACAGCCGGTCCATGTAGCCACCGGCCGGTTTTACGCCACCCTGGACCCCCATGTTGGAAAGCACGCCACCGAAACTGGCGTCAGTGTTTCGGCGTTGCTGGCCGAACTCTCCACGCATCGCCTGCAAACGTTGGTCCCCGGCATCAAACGCATTCCCGACAGCGTTTCGGGACTGCACCCCTCGCTGCGCCATCGCATCCGTGATGCCGCCAAGGCGAGACAAACCGCTTTCCGTGTTAGCGTTTATGTTTTGGACAAGCGGGTCGTAGATGGCGTCAACTTTTTCCGGCGTGTAAATACCACGCATCGCCTCGTCGTAGGCGTCTAAGGAAGCAAGCCTTTCCGCCCTTTTGCGTGCCGCTTCGGCACGGTCTTCGTCACGCCAGAGAGCGTCTCGCTCCCAATCTTGTTCCCTCCAATCAAATTCTTTTTCTCGCCAATCAAAATCTTGGTCCCGCCAGAGAGCGTCTCGTTCCCAATCTTGCGCTCGCCAATCGGCTTCCCGTTCCCATTGGTCTCTTTCCCACTCACGGGTTGCAATCTCCCACGCCCGGTCCTCTTCCCGCCAGGCAGCAGGATAACCGCCGCCGCCGCCGCCGCCGCCGCTGCGGTTGTTGTTGGTGGTGGGCATCGGAAGATCGTACGGCCCCGGAGTCATGCTGGGCATCGGCCCATCAAGCCCGTAATTGTGGTCAGCGGCAAACGTCCGGTATGCCTGCTGGTCTTCCCAGTTGTTGGAAACCCCGGCACTAAATGCGTCAGGGTTCGTAATACCCTGCCAAGGGTCGGACCCCACCTCATAACCGTCATTTTCACGACGGCCCTCACGAGCCAACCTGGCTTTTCTTTCCAAATATGTTTCAGCCATAACTTATCTCGCATTCCACTTTGAAGAATCAAACCTGGGGTCTACCTGGATTGTACTTGGATCAATATTGCTTGGATCAAAAGACCCCAGCGACCCGCCAGACGCAAAACCGCCGCCCCTAGCGGGGGCCGACGGCGCAGCACTAGCGGCCGACGGCGCAGCACTAGCGGGGGCCGACGGGCCAGCAAAGTCCTGCTCACTGGTAGCCCTACTGGCCTGCATACGATCATACAAAGCCAACAGCTCGTTCTCATACCTCACATCATCATTAGTCTGCCTCATGTCCCACTGGGCATTCTCCGTCGCCTGGCTTTCGGCCAGCCGACGAAAATCTTTATTAGCAGCATTAACAGCAGTACGCTGACCCTTCTTACGCAACCCCGAATTCCAGATACCACGCCGACTAAACGAATTACCAACCTTCGGGAAACGGCGCTCAAAAGACTCCCCCAAGTCCTCTTTCGACCGGCGAAAACGTTCCTGACCAAGAAAACGGCCAAACTCGTTCGCCTGGTCAGTTAAAGCCTTCTGCCTAGCCAAACCGCCACGAGCCTGCTCATAATTGTAAGTTGGAGTTCCGTACGCCATAATTAAAGTCCTGACTTTATGATGAAGTTGACGCCAACAAAAGCTGGACGATTCAGGCCCGTACCGGCGACACCAGTAGAGTTTGTGTCACTAGGATTAGCAGGTCCGGTAGCGCCCGGCGTTGTCGAATCTGTAGTACCGGCACTAACGCTTTTGGTCTCAAGTCCCGTTTTGCTGTTTGTGTCACCGGGGTCCACTTCGCTTGTGTTGGCGGTGTTGGGTTCACCAGAAGTGCCTGAAAAACTCGGCATATCGAATTCGTGATGATGCTTACCGCCGGACGACGATCCGTTAAGTTTTCCAACATTCAACGGATTACCCCACACGCCGCCCCAAACATTGCCGTCAGCAATACCGAGACTGCCACCACCGCCTTGATACACGACAGCTAGGCCACTGTTGATAGCGGTTTCGGCAACCGTATGGTTATGGGTACTGTCCTCCGTGTCCGCTTTGCCATGGTTGTGGTCGATGGAGTGCTTGTGTTTACTCAACGTATGCGTGTGCTTGCCCATCGTGTGCGCATGATCGTTAACATCGTGCTTGTGTGTACCTGTCGTGTGAGTGTGAGCGGCAGACGTGTGAGTGTGGGAACCCATCTCATGTTCATGACTGACAACCACCGCATCATTAGAGCCGCCCGTAGTGCCCGCTGACGCACCAAACGGGAACCGGCTATTCAAATCAGGAACATTAAACGTAGTGGCCCCATCACCAGCACCGTAAGAAGTACCGATAGCAGCAAACAAATTTGGGTACGCTGTACGGGAATATGCTGCACCGTCACAAAGCAGCCAGGCAGCAGACGGGGCAACATCAGAACCATACATTCCAATAAACCCGGCAGGCAAAGCGCCACCCAACTGGGCAACGTTCACAGCATCGTTGGCCGAAACACCGCCCAAAACATTTGTGATCTTATGCGACCCCATAGATACCTCACCGGTAAACGGCCGGGAGCCGTCACGGTGAACAGTGTCGCCATTAACAAAATCAACAACATCTGTAAAGTTGCGGTTGACTTCAGAAGCCACCGCAGGGGTAAGCGACGTAAACGTATTAGTAACCGATACTACAGCCATCGAAAATTCCTCTTTCTCAAAATCATAACTTTAACGCACCTGTTTCCGGCGGAACGGCACAGCAATACTATCAACCCACCAGCGACCAACATTGTCAGTCGATGAAAATTTGAACGAAACGGCATGAGCCGAACCTGCGGAAGGCGTACGCTGAAAAGCGTACGTTTCCTCTTTTAAACCAGACCACAAATCTTGATCCCAAATCATAGTATCCCAACGGGAACTAGCAGTCTCAGATGAAATGGGGAAAGTCACTTGACGTTTCGGATCTAAGTCCTGCATGTCGTGAAAAACTTCAAGCTGAATTGTAGCTGAATGAGTAGCGGCAGCCGTCACACGGGGCCGCTTCCACCGTTTCTTGGTTGCAGTTTCGCCCTCAGCAATCCACGCCGTACGATAATGACCGTCAATACGGATAGAGGGATTGTCGCCAGAAGAATCAGTTTCGTAAGACTGATCGTACCTGAAAATGTCGTCACTGCCTAAATCAAGAAACAACGGGTCGGCATCAGAGCCAATTTTTTTCCAAAAAATCATGTCTCTCACTTGCCGGTCATACAAAGTGAAAGCCTTAGCTACCGGAGACCAAATAAACAAAAAACGTTCTTGTTGTGCGGCAGGACCAGCCTCCAAGGAAAGCCACAAACGTCCATCGGCCCACATGAGCCGATGAGCGCCCCCTTGCTGAATTCGACCAACATCAGACCAGTACTGTATAGGCTGCGACAAAACAGTAATGCCCGTACCGTTGTACGCCATCAACCGTCCATCAGTCGAAAACCAGTACAAAATACCGGAACTAGAATCAGAAGCACCACAAGAACAAGTACCAGAAGAAATAGTTAACGGATTGAGCGCAAAGTTATCTGGCTCGTCACCAGACAAAACCCACACCTCGCCCTTTTTGAAAATAAACAACTGATCCCTAAACGGGTGAACCCCCATAATAGGGTCAATGGCCCCCAGCGAATCACCAATATCAAAATAGTCGTCCTTCGACCAAGACTCAGGGAACTGAAGATGAGAGAACCTTAAACGATTAGTGTGATGCACGCCATCCTCAAACGTGTTTGCAGCCCACATATAGCCACGCCACTGATTAACAAACATGGCTTTCGGCATGTTGCTACCAGACGGAACCACATGGTTCTCGTCCCATTCGTCACCCAACGCAACAAGATTTTGACCATCCCACCGATTCATCACAATGTCCGAAGGATTGATTCCCCCGAAACGCCCGTTAGCTATATAGGCGGACCCGTTATGGTCCGCCATACGGGTTCGTGAAACGGACTCGGTTATAACAGCACCAGTATCGACAAGATCCGCTCCGTCCCAACGGAGCAGATCGCCGTCAGCGGAACACAACAAAACATAATCGTTGTCCTCTGCAAAACCAAGAAAATGTGCACCACTAAACCGTTCATCGGTTTCCTGATGACGGAAACCGCCACGCAACATGAAACCTTTCCTGATACCAAAATCGACGTTCAAGCAGTCAGGCGACTGGTTTGGCAACAAAGATTGCGTCTGGTCAGTCAGGTTTAGACCGCCATCAAAACTGTTCAGGTAGGAAACTTCCCGGCTCGGCACAGGCATGTTACTTCTCCACGTTTCTGCGCATCCACTTGGACTCTGACATGCCAGGGAAAAGACCAGACGACTTTACCGACGGTCCAGCGAAAATGTCTGAGCCTCTCAAAGCCCTGTCAATCTGATTCTGTACCGTGACTTCATAATCACGCATATACTGTTGGTACAGTTCCAAATCTTCCTGACCCTGATAGTATCGGGCCATCATAAAGAAAACGATGGCCGCATCAAACCCTCTGGGCAGCGGGGGTTCCGTCGTCACGCTTTCCATGACGGGCCATAGGGGGAAAGAAGAGTACCCCGAAAAGGATAGTTGCGTGGCGGCGGCCGGGGTCGGCCACAGCCACACGACAGGACCGTCAACCATGTAATGGGTTGGGGAACCGGTAGTGGTGGTTTTGCGGGTCATCTGCCGGTACTCGTCCCGGGACATGGGCCACAGCACACTGTCGGGGATTGTTGCCGACACAATGTATTCCATTGTGTTCGGGGAGAACGTTTCGAACGCATAGTTTGGAATCCCGGGGACCGTTATGTGAGTAAAGGTTTCCCGACGGTGCGGCCATTGTCCAACACGGGATTCAATATCCTGACATGCTGACTGTGCATAAAATCCCAAAAGGCCGTCGGGGGCATCCACCTCGTCGGTTTGTGCCTGTGCCCGAACAACTTGCATCATTACGTCAAAGTTCATTACACACCCCGCCAGGACGTGGCCGGAACGACGCCTTCTAAAAGTTCACCGAGCGAGCCAACAATTTCTTTGTCGGTGAATGCGTCTACCATTTCGCCATCGGCAAACACGGTGCCGTATGGTACGATGCCTTCCGGCAGGCTGCCGGAGTCTTTAGGGACCGCTACA